CCTCACGCAAAAATGCACCAACAGCCCCTATTGCTTCTTGTGCGCCTTGCTTTTCTGCCTGCTCATCAATCTGAGCCAAACTGTCAGCCTCAACCGCAATATGAAAGTCGCGTATGGTGCTGTTGGACAACATCTGCAACGCCGCCTGCAACAGTTGCGGGTCTTTACCGTCAGTGGTGTTCATCACCCCCGACATCTCAACAATCAACTCGGGCGGGTAAAACTTACATATAACTTGCGCCTTGAGCTTGAAGATGTCGGTAGCAAATCGAGCCACATCGCCTTGGCTGCTCTTTAACCTTAAACTGCCAAAGTTCGCCTTAAGCTGTTGAGCACCAAGCGTTTCTTGGGCTTTAGACGATCCACGCAAGATGTCCGATATGCCCATGATTTCATAGATGCTTTGCTTAACTTGCTCCCTTGCCGCATACAGCTCACGCAAGGTAATGATGATCTGCGAGGTATCCATCATGTCGATAGCGCCTTTTAAGCCGCCTTTTTCCGACATTGCCGCCCATGCAGTCACAGGGAATAACTTGTTGTCTACGCCCTCGCTAAACATCCGAGCCAACTCTTTGAACTCAGCATTAAACACACCCACAGCTTTACAGGCTTTGGTCAGCAAATAAATGCGTTGAGTTAAGTTATCTAACTCTTGTGCCTGATCCTCATACTCGCAATAGTCGGGTACAGGAATCATTGAGCCAGTGGTGGTGGTTGCCATCAACGGCTTAGGGCATGGGAAGAACTCCTCTAACCCTAGCGGGTCATCACGCTCATCTAGTGCTTGTGGATAACCTTTGGCAATCCAACAAACCTTGGCTGTGCGCTTGTTCCAAATCTCATAGACCATCGCCTTTTTGTCGTAGGTCATCTTGGCGGTCATGGGATTCTTGCCGTCCATGTCGGTGTTTGAGCTAGTCAGGCTGACGTTTTTAAATACGTCTCCAAAGCGCTCTACGCCCTCGTCTTTGGTCATGTAGACCGCCCGAGCTACCCACCACACCTCATCCCATGTCCGAGCTGGTGAATGCAAGAAGTCAGCCCAGTAAACGTAATCAATTGGGCTGTGAGCCGCATCAATGCGCTCTGTTGGATCTTCTACGGTGTTATAGACTTGCGACTCATCTCGCTCCATCTCCCCCTCAACCTCAGGGGTCTCGTTGACAATGACAGGCTCGTAGCGAATCCAAGCTGTGCCGCGACCAGGTAGCAATCGGTCTTGTACTGCGCCACTCATTGCAGCATCAAAGTCACCGAATTGCGTGGTCTCGTATTCCATGACACGCTCAAGCATGGTGGATGCAAGGCGACCCACAGGGTCTTGATCCATGTAGCGGCGTGATACCTCGGGCTTGGCTTGTCTGCCATACAACGCAGGGAAGAGCACTTGGATGTTTGACCATAGGATGTTGAACTTCATCCTTGGCATTTCTATAGCATCGCGTTCATCCCTATAGCGCTTGACAACCTTTTGACCACGCTTTTCCCACTTATCAAATATCTTGATAGCGGTCTCAATCTGATCGTGCCAATAAGGGCCAGCGTCCTCGCCCTCATACGCGCCGGTTTCATCGTACATGATCAGCTACCAGCGGCAAAGAAGAATGTCACATCTAATGCCGTGCCAGCAATTGTGGCGTACAGGCTAACTCCCACGTTAGCAGGAAATCGGTGAAATCCGATAGCCGGTGTGATCGTGCCACTCATTACATCGCCACTTGCGCCGCCATTGCGGAGCACCAATGTGCCTACGGTGGTGCTGTTAACGTAGAAACCAATCAACTGGCAAGGGCCAGGCGTTACTGCGCCTGTAACGGTAATGTTCTTGTAACCACCTACTTCTGCTACTGGCTGGCTCATATACGCTCCTCTTTATGTTGTATCTCGTAGTCCCACAGCTCATCAAGTGTGATGGTTTGTAGGGTCTTGCCCTTGGGCGGTGTCTCGTCTTTTGCCTCTTGTTTATAGGCTACTGCAAGCATTCTAAACGCATCTGCGGGGTCTGAACACCAATCATGGCGTGGAGATTCACGAAAAGTTTTCTTATCTTCATCATATTCCCGCTGATATTGCCTTAACGCTTCTAGCCCCTCATCGCATCTAGAGTCAAAATAGCAATTAGGCAAGATTAGCCGCACCGCTTGTATGCCGTTCTGTACGCCAATATCAGGCACTATGGCTAGCTTACTCCAGCCTCCTAATTGTGCAGCCAATTGCTCAATGATTGATTTACCGCCCGAGGCAAGCGTTTTTGCCCTTGCGTCATGCGGTAGGTAATGGCGGGTATATCGGTAGCCCTTGGCGTTAACCACATTGGCTATTTCTTCAATGCTTGCCCCCGAAACGGCGTAAAAATCCATTACCCTGATCTCGCCCCTGACTTCTTGCCACCACCAAATGGCGGTGGCATCCCTACGACCTAAGTCCCATGCGGTGTAAACAGGTAATTCCGGCTCAAACGGTATTTCTCTAATCCTGCCCTCATCTTGAGCCAAGCGCATCTCTTGCCCCCAAAACGCCCCAAGAATAGCCGCATCAAAGCTGCACTCATACTCTTGGTCATATTGATCGGTGCTTAACTGTGACCGAGCCGCCTGCAATTCTGAGTCGGGCAGCAGGTTAGACACCGAGGCGGGTAGGCGTAACAGAAACCAATCCGGCACTACTTGGCTAACCTTGTAAATGTCGTGAAACTGGTTTTTGCCTTTTGGCGTACCACCAAACACCGCCCAGCCCATAGTGCTAGACAAAGTTGGTCTTACTACATTACCCCAAACGCTAGGCTTAAAGTCGCCGTATTCATCAAGGTAAACGCCGTTAAATCCCATACCACGCATGGCATCAGCGTTATCTGAACCAAACAGCATGATTTTTGCGCCGTTCACCAGCTCTACAGATAGGTCGGATTCGTTTGTGGCTTTGGTCACAGGCGCAGCGTAATACTTGAGGTAATCCCATGCTACGCGCTTGGCTTGGCTACGAAATGGCGCAATGTATGCGTACTGGGCTGACCTGTTGCCCTCAGTAATGGCTCGCTTGATCAGGTCGTTAATAGCCGCTACGGTCTTTCCAGCTCTACGGTGGGCAACCAAACAAGACCATCGCTCACCTCTATTGTGGAATGGCATGAATGCCGCCCTTGGGCTATAGGGCAGTATTACTTCACGCCGCCCCATGTCACCACCATTTCTACCGGCCCCTCATCCTTGCCAGTGATTTCTGTTCTAGCCAACTTGGGAACATGGTACTCAACCACGCTCTGAAATAACTCAAAGGCTTTGGCAGGGTTGGGTTTTATGTCAGCTTCAGGAATGCCATTGGCGACCTCATCAAGCCACTGTGCGAGTCGGTGGGCATTACCATCCACAAACATTGCTATGGCCTCTCTAGCCTGCGCTGTGACCTTATTAGGCGTACCTACAATACGACCGCCTGCTTTCTTTCTAGTTTTAACTACTTTAGTTTCAGTATTCATAATAAAGCATTACTCTGTTGGCACAGGGTATCTTAATTCTTGCGGGGTTGCAAATGTGCTTTGTCCTGCTCCCATACGTTTTTGGGCATAGTCTTGTGCTTTCTTAATTATTTGTGGCGTTGGGTCTAGCCCAGCCTTTAGCCAATCAAGCTCTTGCTTAGTAAGCGTTGGCACAATCAATGGATTGGATACCACCTTACCGTCTTGTCCATAAGCGCTTGAGAACTCGGTCATTGCGCCGCCTTGATCCATTGGCACTTCGCCAAAATATCCTTTGCCCTTAACTGTGCCTTGGTTTATGTTTTGACCTGTTTCAAGGTTTCTCATGCCATAGGGTGCAAGGCCAGGCTTACGGCTAATCGCTTGAGCTAACAGGCTGTAGTCAGGTTTTGTTAGGTAATCATCCATCGACTAGCTCCCTCATTTTGATTAGGCCATTCATCATACGGCTTTTGGTGTTAAACCATTGCTTGCTAAAGTCGCAGTTTTGGTAATGATCAAACTCAGGAATGCCCAACGTGTAATGGGCAATCTTGGCGTTCTTATTTTCTTGCTCACCCACTAGCACGTTCCACTCTTTCGGTAGGTCACCGATAAGTGAGTCAGGCAACCAACCGAATCGGTGAAGCTCTGCACCTGTGTGGTCATCTACATAATCAGGCGTAAGCACTCGGTTTCTTGGATGTTCGTTGTTCCAAAGTATTAAACTTGACCAATTCTTGCGGGGATAGTCCCGATTTGCCGATTCCATTGGTGTGCCGATATATTTCTTTGGGTGCTTGGTTTGATACTCATGCTTAACAACTTGCACCGCCTTGGTTGGGTCAAACAGTTTGCTCAAGTTGTCTATGTTTGCCAACATCAGCATATCGCTGGCATCCAAGAATATTGCCCTACCTGTAAAGTTTGTAAAGTAGGGAACTAAAAACCGCTGGTAAGTAAATGCGTTTGTGCCGTCTCGCTGTGTACCAAATAGCGGTGTTATGGCTACTGGCTCGCTGGTGCGCTCAATCAGGCTTTGGCAAAACACATGGTAGCCAACTGCCTCCCTTGGGTCATAGCCAGCAAATATCCTGATCATTGCAAAGTTAGCCTGTATAGGGTTGAATCAATTAGCGCAGCAATCTCATCCACAATGTTTTGCAGCTCGGTGTCGTCAGGCAAAGCCTTGCGGTTTTTATAAACGTAATCCTTGATGCTGGTTAAATACTTAACAGGGTCTTTAGCGTTATGAAAGTTTTCAGGAAAATCTTTAATCTTTTCATAAGCGCCTGAATAAGTCTCGGCGTAGCTATCAGTCAACTCAACAATTTCGGGGTAATACTTACCCAAAGCCTTATGCACAGCATACGAATCAGTCGCTAGGTGCATAAAGTGCGTTACCGTAGAACTGTGAAACAGCGTAGAAATAAAGTCGGCAACATTTTTTTTCATATTTACCCTAAAAAAAGCAGGGGTCAACGCCCCTGCAAAGGAGACAACTGCACATCTATTGTAAACGTAGGAATAGGTACGTCAACAGGCCAATTGCCTTGAATGTACAGTTTTTTTACCGTTGCCATATGCGCTTGTTGCCACTTTTCTTGCCGTTCTTCTCGGTTTAACTCTTTGCCTTGGTCAATCTCATAATGGCATTTAAGGCACAAAGCCGCTACTAAGTTGTCGTCAGCCTTGACCCCTCGACCCTTACCACCACCCCAGTTTGTGTGTGCTGCTTGCACCATATTGCCCGAACCGCAGGCTTGGCAATCAAGTCCCGCCACCAGCTTTAACAGCTTTTTGCTTCTTATGTATTGGTGTTTTTGGTACAACTATTGTCTCCAATGTGGTAAATCTGTGTTCGTTGGCGCACTCTAACCGCCGTCTGCGTGTGTTTCCTGTTGAAATTCTCGTTTCTTTTACAATTGTCCAAGTCCCGCATTCGGGACATTTCATTGGTGCGCCTTGTCCTGCATTCGGTTAGTGGCCTCGCGTGTGCGCCAAATCTCTATGTCAAGCCTTGCCGCCTCAATCTCCCACTTTAGCGTTTCTTCTTTTTCAATTGCCGCAGCCAATCCTTTTAAAAGTTTGTTGTAAACAGGGTCGGCATATGCTTCCCTCTCTTGTGCATTTGCCGCTTCAAAGCCCATTTCCAAAGCATCCCGCATAAGCAAGGCTTTTTGGCTTTTGCGAAATTCCTCAAGGTAAACCCTTTGGGCTTTAGCTTCACCGTAAGCTGGCGCTTTGTCTCGGATGGCTTGCGCCGCTTCTTCAGGTTTCACTTTAATACTCCAATCATGCGTAAAGCCGCGTCAGGGCTATCAACCCTTGCCAACGTACTACCGCCCCAATTTTCAAAAAAATCTTGCTGTAGGGCTGTTAAACGCTGTTTAGCGTCTGTTTTGATTTCTACCAAGAATGTGTGACCCTTGTAGCCAACCAGCAAGTCAACCGGTAAGCTAATAATCCAAACGTAAGCGCCAGCAGCTCGTAAGGCAACCACAATTTGGTCTTGGTTTGCATCAACCCTTTTAGCGTGTCTCATTCATTCGCTTTCTAAGGTTAACGGCGGCGGCTAATCCACGCCGTCTTTCTATGTCTGAGTAAACCTGTGACCACCATATTGATGCTTTGATTTTCCCAAGGTCTTTCGCTTTCTTGCGGTATCTCTTCACCCATTCTTGCGCTTCCATCACCCTCATAGTCTCCTGTAATTGCAAGCGCTCGGGTTGTGTCAGCGTAGCTAAGTTGGTGTGTTTCTTTATGTTGGTCAAGGAGCTGGTTAGCCTGGTTACGGTCATTCATCAAAAATCCTCCTCAACATCATGCCAACTTTTTGCGGCTTTGATCTCAGGTTTTCCCCATTGGTGCTTAGAACACTTAGGTTTTTCGCCCTCCATATGTACCGACCAACGGTTTGGGCAATTATGCACAGAGCACATAAGGCGTTGAATGTCATCAAACGCATCGTCTTTTTGTTGGGTGAACTTAGTGATTGCCATGATATTTTCCCTCTACGATTTTTGCAAAATTGCTTGGTTTAATAAGCCACTCTAAGTCGGCAACAAAAGCCCGACCATCTTTGCCATTGACCCTACCGGTCAAAAATCTTGATTTGCCAACAGATTGAAAAAAGTCGGCCCACCAGTTAAGCACATCGCCCGATTCAATGGGTTTCTCCTGTGCAAGCTCGGCAGCTACCTCACGCCATCTTTGTCGCAAGTAACCGGCTCGGGTTTCGTTCCAAACCTCTACCCTACGCATTGTTGGCAAGTTTTGGTGGTATAGCTCAATCACATTTTTGTGGTCGCATTCGGGTAATTTTTTAATCGGTACTAGATCAAGTTCACCGTTAGGTGGACATATATAGGTTTTCTCTGTCTCTGCCTCTGTCTCTGCCTCTCTCTCTGAGGTAGCAACTTGCTTGCTATCTGCTAGCGCCTTGCTAGCAACAAGAAAAAAACCTTTATCAATCAAAGGCCCAACACCGTGGTGATAATCTTTTTCCGATATGTGTAATCTAAACATAAGCTCATCAATTGAGCCATCAAAACTACCATTCTTGGATTCGGATGCTAGCAACCACATCAATGGCGCTATCGCCTTGCTAGCAAGTGGCAAGCTCATGTAAACCCTATCGTTTAGGAGTTCACGGTGCAATTTTATCCACGGCGGCAGACGATTTTTATAGTGCTGAAATACAGCCCAATTTTTGGGTATCAATAACATATAAACCTCACGTTGTCGGTCATCGTTACAAAAAGAAACTGCGGCAGGACGGTAACGAATCGTCTTTTCGGGAGCTACCCTAGCCGTGTTTCAAACAATGTTAAACCACAAACCACTCAGGGCGCAAGTCTCTAAGCTGGCGCAAGCGTAGCTCGGGAACTTTTTTCCACAAGCACACCGCCGCCCTAGAAATCCTCAATATCCTAGCAAGCTCACTCTGTGAGCCTGCCAACTGTACTAATTCTTGTTTTGTCATAAGTGGATTGTAAAGCCTAATTAACAAATAAGCGACATTAGGGAAAACACCTATAAGATAACTGTTAATTTAGCTTAACAATGCACCCATGCCCCAGCAATTTCGCACAGGGTCTTTTAGGAGAATTAAAATGAATAAAGTTACTACCGTAACCGCAATTATTGCAAACAACGCATGGTTGTTGCGTTTGGTTGATGGCCCTTACATGAGCCTTGAGCAAATCCAACAACACTTCCCTGATGCAAAACACCATCTTTCTTTTTTTAAAGAACATGGCGATGCTTGTGTTCAATACGTTATTCGTGGTAAGGACACAATGAAATACGACTTCACACAACATCAGCAGTTTCAACTTTAAGGGGACAAACATGTTTGAAATAGAAACCTACAAAAAACCCACCGATTGGGCGCAAGTCGCCATGTATATCGTATCGGTCACTGCCCTTGTGGTGGTTGCTCTTGACCTATTTGTTTGGAGAGCATCATGCTAGATGACGGCGATGAGGGCGAATTTATCACCTATGTGATATGGGATGAAGTCACCGTTAAATGGTCTTGGTCTGAGCCTGAAGATTACGAAATGGACGGCTACTTTGACATTTTTGTTTTTAAAGATGGCCTAGACATTACCTATGACATATCCAAGCTGCATTACAAATGGATTGAGGCAGAGGTAAAAAAATACGCAGGCTATGAACCGCCAAGCCACCAGCGGGTTGCATCTGTCATCAACGGTTTAGCTAACAACA